GTTGCGTAATCAACTATAGCACCCCACACCCCAAGTTGCAAATCAAAAACCCAAAAAAAACAAAAAAAATCAACTCAACCAGTTGCAACCACTATATATATATCTATAGTATAAGCAGAGACATCGGCTAAACCACGCCAAACACCGAGCCGTTAGCTCTCATACCATTATGCCGACATCGGCATAATGGTATTTTTTTTAAAAAAAATCAAAAAAAATTAAAAAGAGGTATAGACAAACCATTAATAACACGTATATTAATATCAGTAAGTAACAACAGGGGCATAAGCCCCACAACAAGGAGCAAAAAAAAATGAGTTATAGATTGATAACAAAGACCCAAAACGAGACCACACGTACATTTGTAACTCGGCAAGATGCCGAGTTTATCCTCGCCGCCGCCAAAAAAGACCTGCCCAAACTTGGGCAGGTAATCGCCATCACCTCCACCATGGCAATTGAGGGGGTGTAACATGACCACCGCCCAATCCACCCCCCACAAAATCCAAGAGGCAATAGACCGCAGGGATGCGGTCTTAGCCTCCCACGCCGACCTCGCCGAGTCCTTCGACTCCGCCACCGACTCAGGTTGGTGGCCAAGAGATGCCAAGGACGCAGGTAGGCTTGCCCCCATCTGGCAAGCCTACGAAGACTGCGATCAAGAGATCGCAGCCATCCACGCCGACCTCCTCGCCAGCCCTGCCATCGCCAAGCTGGCAGATACCCCCGACCTCACCGTCCGCTCGGCAGTGATTACTTGGCGGTGTTACACCCCCGAGGCAATCCTCGCCGAGCAGGCACGTCTTGCAGCAGATGCCGCAGCAAAACGTGCCGAAGCCCACCGGCAACGCCAAGCCGAGGCTTATGACACGGCATTTTCTCGCCTGCAACGCTCAGGCGAGTTAAAACATGTCGCAGGCATCTGCACCACCACATACGAGGACACGACCTCGGAATGGGGTCTCTACGAAGACCCCGCCCCCAACGAAAAGCGGTGGTCAGCCACCGAGGGTGGCTACACGGTGTTTTATAGCCGGGTATACACCACCACATGGGCAACCCCAGCCCACGAGGCTCGCCACCTCGCCAAAGACCTCACCTTGATCGACGAGATCAAGGCAGCCCTCCCTGCCCCAGTCCGCAGGCTCATGCTCCTGCAGGAGCTATCCTACTCCGCCCAGACGGAGGTAACCCAAAAAATCTCCGCCCTAAATCAGGAGATTACAGACCTCCGCCCATCCACAGGCACACGGGGCATGTCCCCACGCCAACGCCGTAGCGTACGACGCTACGAGCAAGCCATAGCCTGCTACCAAGCAGGCATTACTGCCATCCAAGCAGTGCAAATCCCCCTCTCCCCCCTATACGACGAGGTACGAGAGTACCAAGCCCAGGGCATCGCCGATGCCCAAGCATCAATAGATGCCCTCCAACCCGACCTCGCCGTCGCCCGTCGATGGGAGCCAATAACCATCGACTCGCAGACCCCCACCGACACCATCCACAAGGCAATCGCCAGCGGATGGTACTGGCGATCAGAAGTAGCCGAGATGCAGGCAATTATCGACCGCCGGTCGATACCCCAGCAGATAACAAGCGTGTTGTCCCCAGACGACACGGACGACCCCCAGACGACTATTTGGCGGAGCCTCCCAACTCCGCCCCCGTCCCCAGACGATACCGATTACACAGACCTAGTTGATCTTACGTCGATGCCCACCAACGGCATCGACCTAAGCGGACTAATTTAGTCCGCCCAAGCCGAAAGGCGATTAAGACATCTGCCAGCGTACTACGACTGAGTAGATACACAAGGTGGCTGGCAACCCCAGCCACCACCCCTAAAACAAAAACGGGTGTGCAACCACCCACCAACAAGGAGACAAAAAAAATGCAAACACAAAAAATAGTAATAACAAGACACGCAGGACTAGTAGAGTACCTACTAGACCAAGGTATAATCACCGTGGGTAATTACACCCACATCACCCACGCCACCCCAGCCGACGTAAAAGATCAGGATGTTATCGGCATCCTCCCCCTCAACCTCGCCGTACTGGCAACCACAGTAACAATAATCCCCCTCAACCTCCCCCCAGAGCTAAGGGGCGTAGAACTAACCGCCTCCCAAGTAGCCTCCCACGCAGGCTCCCCCCAAACAGTCGTCGTAACCCCCAAGCCTGCATACACCGCCACCCACAACGATATCCCAATCGGCGAGCCATGCGACACCCCATGGCAAGCCCTAGACCTCATCAATAGGCATTACTGCCTAGACGAGGCTTACACAATCTACCAACTCAGCCAAGGCAAGGATTACCTCGGCGACCACGACTACAACATACAACGGGACGGCGAGTCTATTAGATCCATCCCCGAGGCAGAGCAAACCATCGACGAGATGGCAGTAATCCCCGACCTAGTCAATGTTATCAACTCTCGCCCCCACAAATCCACCATCACCAAAGACGAGCTTGAGACCTCACGCAACATACAGCCCATGGTGCTAGCCTGCCTAGACTGCCCCCCTATCAGAGATATTAACCTCGACGACCTGGTCAGTCGTATAGATCACGACGATCTATACCCATACGCCAAGACTAATCAACACGGCGACCCAGTAGAGCTATATCTCCGCACCGCCGCCGATAGACAGCTCCCCAACACCATCCCCCTAGTGCCACTGCACTACGCAATCCTAGCAGCAGCAGCCCACGAGTACAATATACGCATACACCCAGACAACTCCCTCCCATGGCAAATCGCCACAACAATAATCCCAACCCAAGGAGCAAAATAAAAATGACCAATCTCTACCCCTACACACCAACATACCAAGGCAAGCCAATTGCCGACCCAGTCATGCACCCAGCTGATGCTGTACGCATCGCCATCAAGCATTACGCAGCACTCACGGACGGTACTACACGAGACTACGACATACTCCGAGGCGATACCTCACTTTTTGATTTTCCGGGCATCTCTGACGACGAGATGACAGCATCAGAGATGTTTTTGGCTCAGCTCGGCGAGCCGCGGTCCTCTCTTACCAAGCTCCCCCCCGTCGCCCTCTACCCCTTAAAACTCACCGACCCCATCCCCAGCCTACTACTCCGCTACGCCCATCAGCGTAGCTGTGTGGTGAGTACCCACTCCCGAGCCATGCTACTTGCATGGTCTGCTGGCGACGCAGTCGTATATCACACCCCCAAGGATGCCCCCCCCGTCATAGAGTATCGCCAAGTAGAGTTGTCGGTAGACGATCTATATAACGAGTGCAACAATCTCGCACACTACATCGCCACCAATCTACCAATAATCCTCCTGGTATCCGCCACCAACCTCCCTCGCATGACCAAGTATCTTGAGTCCGTCGACATCAAGACCACCCCAATCGTATACGACATAGAGCGATACGACCCTGCCCAAGTTGCCCTGCACACCGTAATAGTAGACCAATACGACTACGACCTACTACGGGCGACCAACGCCTTAGACCACGCCTACGAGATCAAGATAGCCTCCCCCCCCCCAACCCCAGAAGACTCATGGCAACTAATATCAGCACGCATCGGTTGCAGGCGGCAATACAATGGCTACTAATATCGTATTGCGTGTACCCCCAGAGGTACACGCCACCATAACCCAGGCGGCAAAAGAGGTCAACAAGACCACCCAACACTACGTCTACGACGTACTCCGCCTAGCCAAGCCATCTACCTGCCCCCTCCCCCCATGGCACGGCAAACCCATCCGCCGTCAGCCCAAAGTATGCACAATCTGCGGTGGCACACGCCACCGCCTAAGCAAGCACTACTGCATAGAGTGCTATCGCACCAAAATCAAAAGGACCCAAAAAAATGCCTAATCCTCACCACACCACAATCAACCTCGACGACATCGACATACCCGATGCCTGCCCCCTATGCGGCATCGACCTAATCGACGACCCCGAGGACTACATGCCAGAGTACGCCTGCTGCGTCGACTGCGTAGCCAACGGCATCCCAAACAACCTATACTAACCCCCCAGGGCGGACACAATCCGCCCCAACCCAAGGAGCAAAAAATGTCAAAAAAAATAAAAGTAGTACACACCATCACCACCATGGTTGACACCAATACCTCAGATATACACGCTGCAGCAGAGATGTTTGTGTTGTATTATGATGGTTACAAAATCGCAGAGGATTATAAACGCACAGCGGTGGTTGATCCCCGATCTGTTACTGAGGATATTGTATCATCTGAGACGATCACCAAGACCTACGCCACCGTCGCCGACCTAACCAAAGCCGGGTGGGATTTTATCTCCGCCGACCAACTAGCCCTACTAACCACCCTCACCACATAGGCGATGCGAGGCGATAGCCTAGCATAGCCCCAACCCAAGGAGACCAAAAAAATGCAAAGCATAATCGCAGTATTACTACTAATCATAGCAATCCAGCTACCCCTACTAATCCTAGCGGTAGCCTCCCTCAACCACCGCCTAGACCACAAGTGGCGGATCAACATCACCCCAGCCCCATGGGCAAAAAAATTACAAGGAGCCCCAAAAAAAAATGACTAACCTAACCCCAACCCAACAAGCCCAAGCCCACATCGCCAGCGGTCGCTGGACGATAGAGCAGATACATTGCACCTGCGGCATAGACATAGGCCTAGCCGACGGCACAATCACCGTCGAGCCACCATACCACGACGACCCCCCAATGCTCATCGTGCGTACCACTCGCCCCGATCTCGACGACACCGCCTCAGACAACATCATCTACACCGTAGACGAGTACGGCGACCCCGATATCATGTGCATAGACACTGCCCTCGCCGAGGCACTAACCTCCCTCTACCCCATCTCTCACAAGAGCGTAGAGGGCGACTACCACGGCCACACCTACGACCAACTAGTAGAGCTAATCACCGACTATCTCGACGATCACGATACCTACCACCCCATAATCAACACCAACCACCAAGACCCCATCCAAGTATCCATCCTCCTAGACGACACCATCCCCCTCCCCCAATCCTACTCCTATCTCCCCAACCACATCATGGCAAAATGCCTAGCAGACCCAAACACCAAATACCTCCCCAACCCCATCATAACCGTCGCCTCAATCCTCGCCCCCTCACCCGAGTACAAAACAAAAAAATTTAAAACCCTCGCCAAAATCCCCCTAGCCTGCAACCACCACTGGTCACCCACCACCACCCAAGCCAACCTCCGCAAAATGCACTCGGCATCGCCCCCAGACGATACCCCCCCATCATAGGCGATGCGAGGCGATAGCCTAGCATAGCCCCCCCCAGCCCAGCCCCCCAGCTGGGCTTTTTTTTTACCATCCCCAAAAAAAAACCAAAAAAAATTAAAAAAATGTTTTTAGCGCCTTTAAAAACCACACAACCCACACTATAATAACAACTCTAATGTCTACTATAGTAGATAGATGTAGCCATATATGCGTAGTCGCCCCCGAGTGGGGGCGACATTACAACAAGAGCCAAAACCAAAAGGAGCAAAAAAAAAAATGCAAACCCCCAGAAAATATTATATCCTTGCCATCCTCATCGCCCTCTGCCTCTGCTCATGCAGTCGCATCATGCAGACCACCACCGTTACCATCACCTGCCCCACCGCCACCACCGCCCAAAAACCAGCCGTAGCCATAACAATCAACCGCCAACAAGCCACTATCCGCCGCTGGGTCTCAGCATCACCACGCATCGCCAACCCACGCACCACCACCAGAGACATCGCCGTCGGCGGAGCCGATGCAGCAACAACCAATCTACCACTCCCCACGCCCAACAAAACAGCAGGCTCCCCTCCTTAGCCTGCTCGGGCGGATTGACTGCCCTAGTTAATCCGCCCTTTTTTGTTGCCTTTTTGGGTGGCGTGGGAGTTTTTTTACTCCTTAAAATCTTACTGTTTTACTCCCCACGCCCCCCAAAAAGCCAATAAAATCAAATCAAAAGGACAAAAAACTTGGACAACATGAGCATAATAATCGGCATAAGCACAGCCCTCGGCACAATCGCAAGTTACGGCGTTTTTGCTTGGCTACTCAGCCTCAAAAACCAACGTATTGCAGACGTGAGCAACGAGATGCAAGACATCTCCCGAGAGTTGCAAACCGTAAAAAACACAAAAATCGCCACCCTCGAAGCCGATATACACACCATCACCACCAACAACCAAGCCCAAGAGGTCAGCCTAGCCAAGATCGTAACCAACCTCGGCAACATCACCCGTATTGTTACCTCAGTAGACACCAAGATGTCAAGCCTCAACGACCTCGTGATCACCAACAAACAAAACATTGCCAACAACCGCAATTATCTTGATAACTTACACAACAGTTTTGCAAATTGTCGCAAAAAAAACCAAAAATAGGAGACCAAAACAATGCAAAAATACGCCCTACGCCGACAGATACTCGCCGCAATCAAGACCATGCACCCAGCAGTAATCTCTCTGCCCGACCTACTCACCCACCCCCACCTAGCAAAATCAGCCGACGACCAAACCCTGCGTGATACCATCGCAGGATTAGAGCTACACAATTTTATCCGCAATCACGCCCCCACCCAAATCCCCCAGTACCGACTAACCGCAGACGGACTAGACCAACTCAACCACGAGGGGCTACTCAACGAGTATATCTGGGGGTCACTAGCACTATAATGAGCCACCGCCAACGCAACATCATCGCACAACTACCCATGGCCACACGCCAAGAGATAACATCTTGGCTACTAGATGGGCAGACCTACGATGCCATACGTGCCAAGCTCACCACCATAGGCATATCCCCCCTCCCCCACAATACCAGCTTCCTCGCCTGGCGCAAGTCCGACGAGTACACCACCACCCAAGCCGAGTATCTAGCCTGGCGCAACAAAGCCGAGCAAAAACGCATCATCGCCCAAGCAATCAACGACGCATCAGGCTCAGCCTCACTATCATCTATGGCAACCTACCAAGCCCTAGAGGCACTCATTGCCGAGCTAGGTACAGCCGAGACCAGCCGAGACATAGCCACCCTAGCCAACGCCATCGGCGGACTAACCCGTGCCACATTGGCACAGGAAAAACAAGCCCACACCCTAGAGATGGAGCGCAAGGCAGCCGAGATTAAGGCACGTCTAGCCGATAACGACGACACCACCATCACATCAGCCGACCTCGCCGATGCTATGGACGAGCTTTTGGGAGTCGGCAAAAAATGACAAAAAAACTAATCTCCCCCCCCCCAGAAGCATATTTTTTGCCCTACCAACTAAAATGGATCCTAGACGACGACCCCAAAAAACTTTTTGAAAAATCACGCCGAGTAGGCATAACATACGCCACATCATACAGATGCATAGCCAAGCTACTACGCAAGCCATCAGGCTATACCCAATGGGTATCATCCCGAGACCAAGGACTAGCCCAAGAGTTTGTCGCCGTCTACTGTCGCAAGTGGTGCCAGCTACTCAACATCGCCGCCACAGGACTCACAGGCAAGCAGATTGATGTCGTCGACCAATCCCACACCATCACCGCTTACAAGGTAATCCTGCCCAACGGCACACGTATTATGTCTATCTCATCCTCCCCCTCAGCATTTGCTGGCAAGGGTGGCGATATCCTGCTCGACGAGGTAGACCTACACGACGACTCAGGCACACTAATAGACATGGCAACCCCCTGCGTAATGTGGGGCGGACAGCTAGAGATTGTATCCGCTTACGATGCCAAAGGCTCCGCCGATACCCCATTTGCTCGCCTCGTAAAAGAGGCAAAAGGCGACAACCCCATGCACTGGTCGCTACACTGTACCACTCTCACCGATGCAGTACACCAAGGACTCGCAAAAAAAATTAACCAGGTTACCAAACAAAACCAAACAGATGCCCAATTTATTGACAACATCAAGCAAGGCTGTCGCACACGCCAAGCATGGCTATCGCAGTACTGCTGCATACCTCGTGATGCCACAGCCACTCATGCCATATCACTCACCGATATAGCAGCTGCCCAAGCCACCTACGACATCTGCCGAGTACATATCACGGGCGATGCCACCCAAGGCGATGCCATAGACCCAGCCGTATCAACCCTCATCTATCTAGCACCATGGTCTACATACATGACCGATACCACACGCTACACCATCGGCGTAGATATCGCCCGTACCGGGCATCTAGCCAGCATCTGGATTGACGAGCGACTCACATCCACCACGGCCAAGCTCATCGCCCTAATCACCCTCCATAAAACAAAATTTAGCTCGCTACAAAAACTCATCTCTCACATACTAGACACCTACCCACTAGCCACCGCCGCAGGCGATGCCACAGGGCTAGGGATGGAGACCTGCGAGAGGCTCAATGACATCTACGACCAACGCTTTTTGCCCGTCAATTTTGGGGCAAAAAAACAAGAGCTAGGCACAATGCTCATCGCCCAATACGAGCGACAACACCAGATTATACCAACCCACCCTGCCGAGATTGCCGCCGATATCAAGGGCATACAGACCGCCACCGCAACCAAGACAGGCAAGCTACTATTTGCGGAGTCGCCCAACCCTCTCAACCCACTATCTCATTGCGATATGGCATGGTCAGAGGCTCTGGCACTATACGCAGACAAGTACGGCAGATCAGCAGGACATGTCGCCTGCCAGATTATCGGCCTGCCCTCCCCCCACGCCGATAATAGACGTAGCCACCACCCATTAGCACCATACCAGACCACAGGAGGATGCCCATGCTAGTATCACCAGACGCACTTACACCCACAGCTGGCACTCTCTCATACCTAACCCCACGCAAGCTGGGGCAAGCCCTCGACGATTACGTCGCTGGCAATTGGTCATCCGCCGCCCTACTATGGCAGGCATTTTTGCGTGCCGACGACACCATCCCAGTCGTCGCCGAGAAGCGACTAAAAAAAGTCATAAAAGAGGTCAAGGATTACACCATCACCACCGTAGACGACTCCCCCCAAGCCCAAGCCCAAGCCGACTACCTAACCCAACTCTACACCAATCTAACCGTCAGCAACTACGCCAACCCCTACGAGTACGGCTCCCTTACCAAGCTCTCAGAGTTTGTCCTGCAAGCCATATCATACCAGACCTCATGCCTAGCAAAGCAATGGTCAGCCACCAACGGCATGATCAACCTACACCTAGAGTATGTAGACCTCGCCAATTTTTGCCAAAAAAATCGCAAAATCTACATGCTAGCCAACGGCTCCCCCTCCCTCCAACTTAATCCAGACGAGTGGCTAATAGCCACTCGCTCCCGTGCTATCATGCACGCAGTCAGTATCTTAGGACTTTTTAAACGCCTGCCAATGCACACCCTAGTTGGCATTTTAGAAAAATGGGGGACCCCCAACGTCATCGGCTCAACAGGAGCCACACCCAACTCCCCCGAGTGGCAAGACTTTTTTGCTGCCGTCTCAGCCTACCGCAACGGCTACTCAGCCGTAATCTCAAACGACTCAACCATCAAGCACGTCGGGGGCGAGGTCAAGCAATCAGTTATGCACGAGAGATTTATTGCCCTCTGCAACAAGCTAATCACCACCCAATACCTAGGCGGTGAGCTATCTACATCAGCATCATCAGGCACAGGCACACTCGCAGGCGGAGCCCAGTCAGACGATACAGACGATATCATATCCGCCGATTGCGACTGGCTCACCGAGATCTATCGCACCCAGATAGACCGACCAGCCCTAGCCCTCCAATACCCCAATCAACCCCCCCTAGCCAGCATCACCATACGCATGGCAGATGCCACCGACGACAAGGCACAGATGGCACTACTAACCTCAGCCATCAAGCTCGGTGCAAGAGTACCCGAGTCATATATCCACGACAGATTTGCCCTCCCAGAGGCAACCCCCACCGACGCCGTATTAAAAGTCAAGTTTGCTCTCGCCGCCGCCGCCGAGGCAAAACTCTCAGCAGAGGCAGAGGCAGAGACCCCAACCCCCACCACCGCCAAAAACTCAACCCCCCCCCCACGCAAACCAGACCCACGCCAAGCCAACCTCAACCAACTAATAACCAACTCCCTCCCCCTCGTCCGCCAAGCCGAGCGAGCCATGTACGCCCCACTTATCACCCAGCTCAAGCTAACCCAAGGCTCCGCCGCCGCAAAAGAGCTAGTAGATACCTACATCGTACCAACCCCACTAGCCAACGACTACGCCACCCTAGTAGCACAGATGATCTACACCGCCACTCTTATCGGCTACCAACCAATCCACCCCTACCCATGGCTCCAATCCCCAACCCCAACCAATGCCCAAGACCCCGACCCATATACCCAATACTATCCCCTACCATTTGACGAGGCTATTTTATTTTGGACCCAAAAAACCCTAATCACCGACTACTCAGACATCTCAGCAGACACCATCGCCCAAGCCCAAGTGCTAGGTTTTAAGGTCGCAAACATCACCCAAAAAACCGTGCTAGCAGACATCGCATCCAAGGTCGCCAAGGTAATCACAGGCGACCTAACCTACACCGAGGCAATAGCAGCTATCGCCCCAACCATCGGCACAGTACACGCCGATATAGTCGTGCATACCAACGTAGCCTCAGCATTTGCCTGGGGCAACTACCAACAACTAACCCACCCAGAGGTATTACAGACCTACCCAATATGGGGATTTGACGTCGTCGAGGACGAGGCAACCAGCACCACATGCAAGCCCCTCGCCAACCAAGCATACCCAGCCAACCACATAATTTGGGACTCTCTCTACCCCCTCAACCACTACAACTGCCGTACCAGCGTCTACCCCCTCACCGAGGCAGACGCAAAAGAGCTAGGTTTTGTTGTCCAGTCCTCATGGCCAGTCGACCAAGAGACAGGCGCACCAATCATGCCAACCCCACAATTTAGCACCAACATCGGCAAAGTCCCCCTCGGAGATATATTACCATGACCACCACCACCACCCAAAACTCAACCCCAATCCCAACCCAACCAACCTCAGAGACCGCACCCATAGAGGTCGTCTACGTAGGTCGCCACCCACTCCCCGACGGCACAATCCAAGTCGTCACCCAAGACACCCTCGCCACCCTACTAGCCAACCTCCAAGCCAACCCCAACGGTCGCCCCCTATACCCCACCCACCAGTGGGACGGCAACGCCCTTGCCTGGCTCAAGACTGGCTACATCGCCCCAGCCTCCCACGACCCCACCACCAACGCCCTATACCTAGTGCCAGAGTGGTCGCCCCAAGCAATCCAACAAATTTTTGTCAACAAAACAAAAAAATTTGTATCTATCTCGTGGGACGGTACTTACAACCCCGATACCAACGAGTTTGCCCCCCAAGTCATCGACCACGTCGCCATGACCAACGAGCCAAACATACCCAACCTAACCCCAGTAGTCAACTCAACCCCCAAACCAAAGGATAATAACATGCCCACAATAACCCCCCCAGCTGGTAGCCAAACCCCTACCACCACCCAAGCCAACGCCACCCCAACAGTGGCAGACCTACAAGCCCAACTAGCCCAAGAGCAAGCCGCACACAACGAGCTAATAATTGCCAACGCAATCAACTCTGGCAAGCTCTCCAAAGACTCTAAGCTCTATCAGTATTTTGCTCAAGTCCTCTCCCAAGACCGCCCCCTCGCCCTCAACCTCCTAAACTCCCTCCCAACCCCAAAACCTCCCCCAACCCTCCCAAAAAATCCCCTAGCAAACGCCACCCCCGACAACCCAACCCTAGCCAACACCCAACCTCTATCCCCCGTAGAGATTAATGCCAAAGTAGCCGCCTACCAAGCACACCACGCCAACTGCGACTACCGCACCGCATTTAACGCCGTCACCGCAACCATAGACTCCCAAACCCAAAAAGGAGATAAATAATCATGCCAACAATTGACTCCGTCCTCACCTCCGCCAACCAAAACATCAAAACCTCCATCGCCGCAGCCGACATCAAAAAATATAGATTGTGTACCATCCTCCTCTCAGATGGCAACCCAGGCTTTGGAAAAGTCTACCAAGGTCTTAATGGGCAGACCTCAGAGACTACCCCAGCCCCAACCACCGGCGTTGCTGCATCAGCCCAATATGCAGGCATCTCTCTAGGTGCAGCATCTGCAGGCGAGCCAGTCGCACTACGCCAGCTAACTGGCGACCCAGTAGTAGGCGAGGTCGTGGTTGATTTTAATCCAGCTGACATGGTCGCATCCGCCCCCAACCAAATAATTGCCTACGCCACAGGTGGTATAGGTCCTCTCCCGTCCGCAGCAGGCACATATATCTGCGTAGGTCATCACATGGCCACCAACGCATTTGGGGTAGAGTACGCCGCCCCCGTCAAAGCTGGACAACTCTATGAGTTTTTGGGCTGCTCGCCCTATCCAGTAACAGTTGAGTCCGCCTAATCCCCCAACCCCAAAAAATAAAGAAAGCCAAAAAAATCATGAATATATTAGCAATCATAATCCTCACCGCAGCCGCTACCCTAGCCCCTAACACTCTAGTTACGGTCGACTACCAAGGCAGGGCTGCATACACCGACACCATCACAGAGCAACAGATACTAGCCCCAATCGGCATAGTCCAATCCGCCACCAACAAGGGCGACCAAGCCAAGATTACCCCTATACAGATCTATCACACATACCGCCTACCAGTGGCATGCCTAGAGGGTATCACCGCTGGCGAGCCTGTTACCCTTGGTGGTGCAGATGGCGTAGACTCAGTGATGCACACCGTCAATACCGACGGCACACAGCACATGGGCCCATACAATATCATCGGCGTAGCATTATCGTCTGGCACACATCACCAGATGATAACAGTAGTCATGATACCACCCCAAAAATACACCATCGGCGTAACCCCAGCACCTAGCCTAGGCAATATCTACACCTGTACCACACGCATCACCCCAGGGCAACTTGTCAAGGTAACCGATGGTGTAGCAGCTATCGCCACCGCAACAGACACAACCATCGCAGGATACGCCATCGACAATCCCGACCTACCAGCAGGATACGTCCAAGTCGCCCCCCTACAAGGACTACTCAAAGCACCAGTATATGTAATTGCAGTATCTGCCGCCCCCCCAATACACACGCCATTAGTACAATACCAAGGAGCATTACTCCCCCTCACCAGCCAAGAGATACCAGCAGGCACATACATCTCATACGCACAACTCACCGAGACGGTAACCGCCCCCGGCAAATACTATCTCAATATCCTAGCCAACCAACCAACCACCGTAACCAAATAAAGGATCCCAACCATGCCAGACATACCCATCCAAGTAGCCAACGCCAACCACATCGCAACCCCAGTCGCCACCCTCACAGCATACGCCAGCGGTATGCCAATCGCCGACCTCTCAGCAGATGTTGAGTTTTTTATCCCCTCCGTCCAGACCCCCAAAACTTTTAAATATTACGTCCAATCCGCAAAAGAATCCTACGGCGTCATCGGCGACGACGGCGTAGGAGAAAACGGCCTGCCAAAAATTATCACCCTACCAGCAGGCTCAACCCAGACGGGTGTCAACACCAACCGGGGGCTAGATACACCCATCAACCTCGACGACCTACAATCAGCCATCCAATCCCAAGGCTGGTCAGAGGCCCTAGAAAAACAAGCCCGCATCGACGTACTATCATCGTACATCGACAAGGCTCGCTACCTGAGAGCAATGGCATTAGGCGAGACCGCAGCAGGCACACCCACATCATGGGTAGCCAATGCAGCCGCATCACTAGCCAACCTCAAAGCACACATAACAACCATCGCCAAAAAAGTTGGCGGTCGCAACAATGTACGGGTGCTTATGGGTAGTACAGCCTACACCCTACTACAGACAGGCATTATTAGCATCACCCAAGCCTACAATCCTGCCACCCCAATCACCCAAGCCACCATTGCCCAAGCCCTAGAGATACCCCAAGCCAATCTACGTGTATCATACACAGAGATTAACACCAAGGCAGCAGGACTAGACAAAGCACTAGCCCCAATCATGACAGCTACCAGGGTATTTGTTTTTGGTGCCACCACCGCCCCAACCAGAGACGACCCAAGCTGGGCTAAGTGTTTTTGGTCTATGCGTAGTGGTGTACGCCGCTACGTATACACATACTCCAATCACCCCAATGTCGAGTATCTCGGCATCGGCTACCTAGAGTCCATGACCGCTACTAACACAGATGCAATCATGGCACTAACAGCCACCGAGTCCAGCTAATCAGTACGGGGGGGGGCATCACGCCCCCCCCAACCCCCGAAGGATACCCCAAACAATGTCAATATACAACATAACACTAGCAGACGTAGTACCAGACCGCATGCCCAACGATCTATACCTACGCCTAATCTCAGACACACCATCACTAGTATTTACCGACCTCTCCGACATTGCCGAGACCATATTTACCGCCGCCCTCGCAGGTACTATCTCATCTACCCAATCCCTCGCCATCGCACGACCCTACGTCATCGACATCACAGTCTATCAGATACACTACCGCAAGGCATCAGCAAACCCCGATTACCTAATCCCCGATGCCGTACTAGATGCATACCAAGCCGCCCTAGACTGGGCTAAGACCACAGGGCATAATATCGCCATCGCAGAGGGTGGCACAGCCACAGTACCCTCAGCCATCACCTGGCAAGCACCAGCAACCAACTACCAACCCGACCAGCTAGAGGCTCTATAATGATTGCAGTATCAGCCACCATCATCGCCGACGACACCATCACAGCCATAGCCAACCTAAGCAACCGCTCAGCAGATACCCTGCATCTACACCGCATAGCAGGCGCAAGGCTCAAGCAAGACATCCTCCGCAACTTTAGGGTCGGCGGATACTACCCCAAAAAATGGCAAAAAAGCAAGAAAAAAACAGGACGCACCCTCGTCCGCACAGGCACACTCAAACGCTCATACTCCTACCGAGCCACCACCAAACAAGTAGCCGTCGGCACATCAGTACCATACGCCCTAGTACACCAGCTAGGCACAAAAAAAGCCAACCAAGTCCAATACCACCTCCACCGCAAACGCACCTTTGCCGCTGGCATCCCAGCCCGTCCCATGCTCCCAATCCGCAACAATAAGCTCAACCCAGCATCCATCTCATTTATTTTGCAATCTCACGCCAAATACATCCTCGGAGACCAAGCCTAATGTCCAACCCATTTGCCATCATCGCCCAAGCCATCGCCCCCATCATCGCATCGCCCCAAATTGTAAATTGGAGCAAGCAACACAACGGCGAGCCATACGAGGTTATGGCATCCTACGCCGCCGTCAACGGTCCGGGGGTATACTACGCATTTCCCGAGGCGACTACCGCCGAGTCGCCTCGCAAAGCAGACCCCCAGACCCTAACCCTACACCTGCTAGCAGTAGCCACAGGTATCCCCGACCGCCTAGCCGCCGAGGTAGACCTAGACATCTACTGGCAGACTTACAAAGCCCTAGGTCAGACCCTAATCCCCGACTGGCTACAGCTACCTTGGCGATTAGGCGACTCTCTACTCGTACACCAGACCCAAGCAACCACCATACGTAGCACCATCTACACCACCCACCTAGATTACGCCCACTACCAACAACCATAACCCCCCCAGAAAGGATAACTAACCATGGCAGTACCATTTGCAGACGTAACAGATCTACTCAACCTATCAGCCACAGACTTTGAAATTATCTCAGGAGGCAGCCCAGATGCCTCATCGGATCACAAAGCCATCAAAGACAAAAACGGACACTTTTTGCAATCCGATTGTCGGCAAAAAAAAATCTCGTACACCAACGAATATTACATCAAAAACAAAGCCGCAACCCTCCCAGAAATCGGCAAAATCGGCGACGGCGGCACACCAGAGGTATTTTACAACATTACCTCAGTCTCCGCCCCCCAACCAGCCGATGATCACTGGAAAATGACCGTAAAATTTGAAACTTACGCCGACATCCCATCCGCCAACCAAACATTTACACGCACCGATGCAGGACTAACCTAATCCCTCCCCCCAGAAAGGACAAAAAAATGGCAACAGACACCAAACCCAAAAAACCAAAAAACCACAAATGCAAAAACAACATGGAGCTGATCAAGTCTCTACTAGCAGACGGCACAGCCCGATTTGTCTACCGTTGCAAACGCTGCAAATACCAATCCCGTACCGCCAACTCTTGGCAGCTAGCAATAGCCGACTACCAAGACAACGCCCCACACAAATAACCAACCCACGGGGGGCTAACCCCCCCCCTATCCCAAGGAGACCCCAAAAAAATGCCAAACCCACAACCAACAATCACCGTAGATATCTCATCCCTCCCCCCAGAGCTACAAGACATCCTCATCACAACCTCCCCCATATCCATCCCATACCCAGCCCTCGCCGAGCTAATCGCCGCCAACGAGTACGGTCACGCCGTATACCACAACCAACCACCACACACCAATCCCCAAACAGGACTACTCCCCACCATCATCTCAATCGGCAATGTAATCCTACACTCCCCAACCATCGCCTCAACCCTAGTACTAGAGACCTGGGCATCCCTCCCAACCCCCGTCCTACCACAGATCTATCACGACAATCCCAACCTACTCCAACTCATCCTCAACGCCTACTGCTGCACCTACGCATCCGACCCCACCCGTCTAGCAGCTATCACCAACCCATTACAAGCCTGGCCACACCTAGCCACCTACGCCCTAGACCTCACCTGCACCCAGACCGAGCTTAACCAAGCCCTAGACACCCTCACCAAAGGTCGCTCCCCAATCATCTACACCCCCCCACTATCAGACGACGACCAAACCATCGCAAAAAAGTACCAAGCCGCCCGTGGGCAGACACCCTCCACCACCTCACCCACAACTACGGCGGCACAACCAACTACTACCTATACCAAGTCCCCCTCCACCACGTCGAGTGGCTCACCGCATCAATCATCCACAGATACCAACTCCAAGCCGCATCCATCAACGACCAATCCCCCCCCAAAAAAAACCAAAACCTCAACGACCCAAAATTCCTCGCTCACATCCGCTGGCAATGTGCCGTCGACGCACTCACCACACCCACAGGCGATGCGAGGCGATAGCCCAAGCAAAGCCCCTGCAGGAGGTGCAAAATGACACAAAACACCGTCGAGGTAATCCTCCGAGGCAAAGACCACCTATCCCCCGTATTTACCGCAGCAGGCATGGGGGTCTCAACATTTACATCAGCCACCCTCGGGCAGATGTCTCGCCTCAAAAACTCAATCTTTAGCATCTCCAACCTCCTCGCCGTCCGCTTTGGCAAGGACGTTGCCACCTCATTTATCAAGGCATCCGCCGCCGTCGAGGACTACCAGGTCCAATTTGGCGTGCTCCTAAAATCCGCCGACGCAGGAGCCAAATATTTTGACAAAATCCAAAAAATGTCCGCCAAAACCCCATACCTAACCCAAGACCTAGCCGACTCCGCAACCCAACTCCTCAACGTATTTAGCAAATCCACCGTCACCGACCGCCTAGCCATGCTCGGCGACATCGCCTCAGGCGATGCCCAAAAACTCCAAACACTCACCAGAGCATACGGACGCATGGGACAAAAAGGCAAAGCATCACTAGAAGAGATCAACATGATCACCGAGACTAACGTCAACATCATGGCTGCTCTCAAGACCGCCACAGGTGCAGTCTCAATGTCAGCACTCTACAAGGACATCTCAGCAGGCAAAGTCCTATTTGGCGATGTCCAATCCGCCATGCAATCCATGACCGCCAAAGGCGGACAGTATTACGAGATGATGATCAAAAAATCCGCAACCCTAAACGGCAAACTCTCAACACTCCAGGACAATATTATTATCGGACAATCCAAGCTCGGCGAGGGTATGTCCAAGCAACTAAAATCAATCATCGACGACCTACTATCCGAGATAGACCGCCTCTCATCCGACGGCACACTAGAGGCATGGGGAGCCAAGGCAGGTGCATTAATGCACACTCTCTACGAGGCGCTAAAGTCCCTCGCAAAATTTATCAACGACAACGGCGACCTCCTAAAAAACCTCGGCTTTTCCTACGCCGCTATAAAAATCCTAACATCCCTATCCTCCGCTATCGACGCAACAACAATCGCCCTCAAAGCCCAATCCGCAGCCGCCGTCGCCAACGGACTCGCCGCATCCACCGCCCTCCCACATATCGTCCGACTAGCCAACGCCCTAAAGTCTCTAGCAGCTATCGGCGTATCATTTGCCGTCGGCTGGGGTGTAGGTCGCCTAATCGGCGAGTTTACCGGGCTCGACAAAGTAGTAACCAAGTTTTTTGATCACCTCTACGGCAACGACAAACCCCAAAAAACCATGCGTCAAGCCCTAGCCGACGCATACAAAGTACACAACCCCAACGCCACCACCGCCGAGATAGACGCAAACTGGCAACAATACCAAACACGCAAAAAAGCCCTCGCCGACGCAAAAAAAGCAAAAATAGAAAAAGAAAAACAGGACGAAATCAACGCCGAAAAAGAAAAAGCAAAAGCCCTAGCCGACGCAAAAAAAGCCGCCGAAGACGCAAAAACCAAAGCCGAGGCAGATGCAGCCGCCGCCAAACAACGAGCAATAAAAAAAGCCATAGATGCCGAGATACGCTACCGCAAGACCCAACAAGATCGCCTAGCCAAAGCCGCCGAAGCACTATCCGACTTTGAGGCCGAGCAAATGGAGATCCAAAACAAAAAAATCCACGACCAAATCATCATCGCCATCACCCACCACCAATCCCTCCTAGCCGACCAAGCAAAACGCCTCACCACCTCCGCCCAAGCCGATGCCAACGCCTACCAAGCAGCAAAAAAAGACATCATCAACAACACCACATCCGCCACCAGAGCAGCAGCAAAAAAAGCCCTGGATCAAGAAAAAAAATACCAACAAGACCTAGCACGAGCCAGATCCCAAGCAACAAAAAAAATCCCCCTCACCCAAAAACAAAAAGACATCCTCAACGCAGAGGCAATCAACTCCCAAGCCCAAGCCAAACAAGCCCACGCAGATGCCATCAACCGACAAATAAACTCAATCAAAATCGACCTATCACGCCGCCAACTAGCCGAGACCGCACGTCTCGCAAACATCTCAGAGCAACAACTACAAGCCCAACGCACCGCCCTCCAACTCGCAGCAGACGGCACTATCCAACGCAAAAACTACCAAAACACATCCCTAGCCGACCTCCAATCCCTAACCACCCTCCCAAAAAACACCCTCAATAACCCCCAAAACCCATACCTAACAAACGCCCAAGCCACAATCAACACCCACACCAAGACCACCCTCCCCACCACCCAAAAACTACTAACAATCATAGCCCAAGCCACCACCACAACCGCCAAAAAAGTCGACCACATGGCAGGGCTAACATCAGGAGGATACTAACCCATGGCACTACTATCATCCGACCCCAAAATAACCATAAAAACCACCAGACGCAACTGGACATCATTCTCAGGCACCGCCCATTACCAAGATACCCACGTCAAGACCGTTACCTGGCCATGCGATGACACAGGTGGCGAGCCAACCCACGAGGCAACCTACGGCACTAACGGCTACCAACTAGTAGCCTACGGCCCCCAAGTAGGATACGCCCAACCCTCAGGACTCTACGTCGAGGAATATCACAAACTAGGATCAATCAACTAAGGAGACCCCAACCAATGCCAAGATTTGCCGACCTCAAAGACAATTTCGCACCCCAAGGAGGCGACCCCATCCCAGCATCCCTGCTCAACGCATACTCGTATATTCTCAAGCAAGGACTCGGACCAATCCACCCAATAAAAATCGACCGAGACGACTCCCTAAACATCACAATCCAACTATCAGGTATGTCCCTATTCCTCGTCAAGCTCACATCCCTAGACACCTCCCCCGACCTCTGGACAGCCGAGATATACCCCGACGGCATCAACCACACCTCCAAAACCGCAAAAGTAAAAGTACTCAACCAATCCACAGCCATCCAACCCAACCTCTACGGCATCGCATGGCTCCCCTCACCCACAGACGACTACCAAGCCCTAATCACAACCCCCCCCACAGGCTCCGCCTCCCTAACCGCCACAGGAGACCTCCAAATCTCAACAACAGGAGTAATCCACTCAATAGACCCCACTACCTCAGCATATACCGCCCTCGCAGATGATGAGCCTTTTTCCTCTGATTATTATATGCCCGCCTCAGGTCGCCACACCGACCTAGCAACTCCCCCCACCATCACCCAGCCATCATATACAGGCATCGGCGACCAACTCATCACAACCCAACGCAAAAAACGCAATACATGGTTTAACTCCTTTGCCAGATTTGTTGGACTCCTATCCACCGCCGACGACGGCGACCTAACCTACACCATCCCAATCCAACCAGGCACCCAAAACCCCTTTGATCCCGCGGTCATCGGCATAGCCAACCCCCTCTCCCCAAACATCGTCGGCTATATGAGATACTACGACGACCCCGACAACGCAGGCAAAAAAGCCCTAGATATAGTCATCTACCGCCACCCCAGCATAACCGCCACCCCAGAGGGCAACGCTGGACTGCAAGTTGGGTCGCCCCAGGGGGGGTATGTTGCCCAAGACAACCCGACCCGACAATCACGGCAAACTGGCACCATCGGTCCCAATTATTTCAATCAACAAGTAACCCTAAAATTTAACAACATTACAACCATCCCAAATAAATTTGAGTTGTTTGCGGGGTATTACGCAGGCCACCCCTACGCCACCGGCGACACCTTCGGCGTGGTTTACTATTATTGGCAAGCCCCAGGGCTAACCCCAGCAGATGCATCCACAACCGCCGCTGCCCTCTACCCCTACCCAGACGAGTTTTTTCAAACCCGCCAAAACCTCGCCAGAGTAGCATTGTGGCAAGCCGACGATTTAAAAATGTCTCACCCCCTCTACCCCACTGATATATCATTGGTTAATTTGCCCAATATTAATGATCTTTTTGTCCGTTGGATGGGCTCTAACACCATCCGCCTCCCTAAAGGTAATATGCTCACCGGGGCTTCTTGGCAATTATATTTTAAGGTGGGGGACTCCTTCACCCAAATAACCACTAATCCCGCTGACGGCAACGCCCTTCCTTTTTGTAGATCACCTTTTGGCCTCGGCTACCCTGCCTACAACAACATCAACATGCTAGGCAGAGCCATACAACACTGCTTCGAGATGCACCACAAGCCCCACTCAGGACTAACCCAAAACATAACAGTCGTAACATCCCTAACCCCCCCAGAAACCAAAACCCTCCATTTTTACAATGGACTCCTCCAAACGATAACCTAATCATGACACCCCAATCCAACCAAACCAAGCGGCGATGCGAGGCGCAAGCCAAGCAAAGCCCCCAAAAGGACCCAAAAAAAATGACAATACTCGCAAAACTTATCACCAACATCCGCACCCTATTCCACCGCTCCCCCCACGCCCAAAACACACCCCCCCCCAAGCCATCCGCCTACCCACTACGCCACCGCCTCCCAAAAAAACAAACCCCACCATCCCTAGCACCACTCCTACAAGACCACCCAAAACCAAAATTGTTTTTCAACCAAATCCCCCTATCCGCAACACTAGCCCAAATCACATCCAACACCTCCCAACGATACACCTGCCACGACCGAGCCTACGACTACCAACACGCCCTCACCAAAGCCAACATCCCCTCAACAATAATAGCCATCAACCCCCACTGGTCCACCACCGACCTACACGCCATAGTAATCGCCAACCGCCTCGCAATAGACCCATCCACAGGCAAAGCATCCCCCGACCTCTCAACCTTCGGCCACTACAAAATGACTCTATCCCACATCACAATCCCCCCAACCCAAAAAGCCCACACCTCCCCAGACCTCGCAAAACATATCACCCAAAACCAACCACAACAGGAGCAATAATAGCAATGCCAACAGCCCAAAACATCACACCACCACCCACCACCCTCAACACCCACACAACCCAATACCCCCAATTTAATCCCCCAACCTCGCAAAACTTATCACCACAAAAACCAACCAAAAAGGACAAAAAACCAATGCACCACCCCACATAACCGCAAAACCTGCAACCCCCTTGCAGACCCAATTCCCCAACATTGCAGAGCCAGAGCAACCCCACAGCAAAACAAAATTATAAATAACCAAAAACCAAA